GTCACGTGCGAGAAGTAGCCGCGTAAGATGATCTCTTCAACATTGTCGTCGGTCTGGGCGAACGCCGTCGCGAAAAGCTCCAGGAGGATCAAGATATGCATTGTCTTTTAAAAGAGCGCGCATTAACAACGATTGCACTGATGATTCGTTATACCCCCCGCAAAACTTACGGGTCATTAATGTACCCATTTGACCCGAGAATAGCCATGCCCGTCATCAAGGAGGTGATTCCGCTTGCTGTCGCAGTGGTTGGCGCTGTGACTGGAGGCGCTCTGTTTGCGGCCACCAAGACCCGCGAGGCTCTTGGTGAGAAGGACTGGGAGGCCTTGCACAACAACGAACCCCGTCGAGTAGACTTTCGCCTCGAGAAGCTCAAGACGCAGGCCGCGATCTCACTGGACACTGCGCGCTTCGCCTCGCCCCTTGACCGCCTGATCGCTCGCATTGGGCTCTGATTTTACTCCTTGCAATAGTAAGTCAACGCGTCGACGCGCGACCTCGAGCTCGCATTAGTGCGCTCACAAGACGACTAAACATTTCAATAAAAAACTGCTAATGTGTGACACGTATGATGCGCTTTATTTAACATTTATAGGTCTAGCTCATCGTCTTGACCTTTTGGACCAGATAGGCGGCGTAGGAATTCAGCTGATCGTCGGACATGTTGGCCAGGTTAGCGCGCGTGGGCTCGCCGACCCAACTGACCACCACCTTTGTTTTGGTTTTGATCTTACCCTTGTTCTTCCTGGCATTGGTCTTGATCTTATCGTTTTTCTTCCTGGTCTTGATGTTGGTCTTGATCGCTCGGCCTTTCACGCCCAAGGAGTCCATCCCCCTCTCAGGGGTGAGCGATTATGAGAGGCAGAGGGGTTAATCGATCAGTAATACTTGTGAACTTCGGGAAACACGGTGATTCCCTTGCTTGCCCCATACTGCCCCCGGGTCTTGTAGTGGGCGGGAAGGGCGGCGGCTGGCTCCCTCTCGTCGCGGAACAGCCGTTTGAAGTGTGCCAACGTCAGATACGTCTGGCTGTCGACCAGGTCGAAGTGCGGGGCGTGCGTGACGTCGGTGGCCAGAGTTACGAATTGGCTCACCGAGAGCGGCGGGAGCGCGTTTATCAGCGCGGTCAACACGGCGTCGTCAAGCGGCTGGGTCACCATATGCGACACCACCGCCGACACCACCCGCGGGGTAGGATGGTGCATCATGTCAACCGCCACGTACTGGGTGGCGTAGTCCCGGAGTAGTTCCATGTTGCGCGGAGACGAAAAACGCGGGAGCGGGAGATCGTTCCACATTGTTGTTTACTTGTGGGCAGCCACAATACTTTAGATACTGTACGCCACCGCGAGCGCGGCGTTCTTGTCCCAGATCGTCATGATGGACGCGATTGAAGCGAAAGTGGCGATGCCCACCGCGATCCATGTGACCTCGATGGTCTGCCCCTGTTGCGAGCTGGCGCCTTGAAGGTAGCCAAGCAGCTGATCCTTGATTTCGGTGCTCATCGACTCAATCGAGCCGTGCGACTCGAAAATCTTGGCGATCCGATTGTGTTCCATCATGCTCAGCGTCGCCGCGACAGTCCCCGCGATGAAGAGGACGGCGAGCATAATCTGCCCGACGTTGTCGGCAATCTTGGCCTTGCCCGACACAGGCTCGTACCCGCCCATGAACATCGGGGTCTTGCCCTCCGTCCAGAACGTGTACGCCGGGAAGATGAAGAACCCAAGCCACGCAGCCACCAGGAAGGCCCCCTTGGCAATTAGCGCCCCGAGCAGCGACGTGTTCCATACCTTATTTGTTTTGCCCTCCGCGAAAATCGACGGCGAGTGCTTGTACGACGACCACAGGATGTAAAAGACCAGCGCCATCAGCGGGATTGACAAAATCACCGAAAAGATGGCGACGTACTTGCGCGGCCGTTGGTTCTTGGTCCGAACAGCCTCCACCTTTTCGTGGTGCTCTTTGGGGACCACCTTCTTTTTGGGCGGAGTGGACCACTTGGAAAATCCGTACATGATGTACGTACCGATCAGAACGAGGTACAGAGTGGCCATGAGCGTGTTCGGATGCGATTTGATCCACCCGCCGATCGCGCCCGCGTAGGTTTTGGACGACGGCGCGACCCCGTCCCTGAGCAGGCTGTAATAGAGTTCGTTGTTCATCTTGGGCCCTTTGTATACATGCACCAAGCGAAAAATTGTTCGCGGATAAAAAAAAGTCGTCATGACGTCGTCGTCAGAGTCGGCCGTGTCGGTGTTGCTCATGGCGTTGTCCAGCGCGTCGTTCACTGGCGAGAGCCGCGAGGGGGTGATCCAGATCGCCCAGGAGGCTACCACGTCGTTCCGCAAAGCCCGGGGCGACCGGTACAGCGCGCTGGTGGACCGAATCGTCGAGTGCATCCCAACCGCCGCGCTCCTTCCGGGGACCTCGGTGGTCAAGCAGCGATACCGGGTCAAGGGAAAACACGGAGACGTGTACGAGTTTGATTGGGGGTTCGGGCTCGACCGCGGGACCTACAACCATGTGCACCGCGCCGAGAACGTCACGGTCAACGGCCGCCCACGCACCAAGTCGCGGGCGGTGGTGCGGCGGGCGCTGCGGCTCGACGACTACGCCCGAGAATACTTTACCGAGACGGTGATCCACGCCATCATCAACGGGCTACCCAACACCGAGTCGTTTGTTCCCGAGCTGTATGCCCCGCTCCGGATACGCCACGATATTTACCCCAAGTTCTCGGTGTGCACGCTGTGCGAGCAGATGGCGGCGGGTGACCTGACCCACCTGTTGGACGAAGAGTCGCCGGCGGCGGCCAACCTGACCGATGGCGCCATGTTTTCGATCATGGCCCAGCTGTGCGCTATGTTGGTTGTGCTCCAGCGCGACCTTACCTTCCAACACCGCGACCTCAAGCCGGACAACGTCGCGACCTCGCTGATCCACAAGGCCACCACGCACACGTACACGTCGCTCCCGGGGGTCGAAATCCCGTCGCACGGGTTCAGGGCGGTGTTTATCGACTTTGGGATGGCGCGGATCGAGCTCGAGGATGTGTACATCGCGTCCGACTGCGTGGGGGCGGCGAGCCCGACCACGTTCAACCCGTCACACGACATGCAAATGTTGCTCGCGATCCTGGCCGAGGACTACCTGTTGTCCAAGGAGCGCTCTGCTAAGTTTTACAAGAAGTTTCCCAAGTTTGCGGCGTGGCTTGACACCGCGACCCGCAAGATCCTGAAAAAAATTGAAGTCGTCAAACGCAAGACCAAGGCTGGCGCGAGCGCGAGCGCGAGCGCGCACCGGATCACGTGCAACACGTGCGCGGCTCAACAGCTGCCTGACTACCATCCACAAACGCTGCTCAATTCGCTGCTCGAGGCTATGCCCAAGTAAATTTGACTCGCATTAGATTATATGTGTACAAGTGTGTAGGGTGGGCAGTATAGGTTGGGTAGGGGGAAGGGTAAGGGCGCTCAGTAAAAGAGGCTGGCGTCAAAGTCGTCGTCGGTGGGGGGCGGCGCAAACCGGCTCCGCGCCGACTCGACCTTCACGAGCTCCTTCAGCGCGGCGTCGCGCAGCGCATTAGCCCGTGCAAGCTGCGCCTCCTGCGCCTTAGTCAGCTGTGCATCGCCGGCCTTCGATATGATCACGGGCGTCAACGGCTCGTCCGGGTGCGTGTCGTGGAACGACCCGTCAGGCTGGCGGGTGATCTTTCGACCGTTCTCAAAGACAATCTGGACAACGACGCATGGGTTGATCATCGCCTTGTACTTGCAATTCGGTTTGTCCAGTTCCACCTTCTCCGTGTTGAACGTTGCGCTCACTATCGTGCCCGCAAGGTACGTCTCGTCGCAGATTGCAAACGGCGTCCCCGCGGCCTGCTCGGGCTTGATCACAATGGCTCCAGGTGACCGGACCGTCGTAAGCACCACCCCGATACCGCGGCTGTCGAGCTTGAACACCCGCCGAATCGCGTGCGCCATCGAGTTGTCCGCCTTCCCGTTGATCACCTCAATCTTGACCCCGGCCACGTCCGCGAGTAGGTGAACAAAGTATGCGTTGAACCGCTTTGACCCAACCTGAGGCGGGGCACTCTGGCGCGGCGGCTCGCGCACGTAGATCCGAAACTTGGGGTTGACTGCCTTGAGCGCCGCGAAAAAGGCCTCGTTCTTGGTCAACAGTGGCGCGATGCACGGGAGCACGGGGATCGATGCCACCTCGACCAGTGGAATCAGGAGCTCCGCAAACTCGATTTGAGTCACCGTCTTGAAGATGGCGGCTAGGTGGGCCTGGTGCTTGCTCAGCGCCAACACCATGGTCGGCGTGGTGAGACGCTTGAGGACTGCCACCGCCTCCTTCTTGCCGCCGACCTGGATGAAGAACTTGAAGAACTCCATCGCAATCCGGATCGGCTGCTTGCACTCGGGGTCGTTAAACTTGGTGAAAAACGACCGCAGCGCCCTGGACCGAAGCTGCGAGGCAACGCTCTCACGAGTGGCCGCCACGAGCTCGTTCGACTTGAACAGATCCATCACAAGCTTCTTGACCGCTTCCGGCGTCACGTGACACGACACATCGCTCCCCGTGCCCCGATATGCGTGGTACAGCGCCACAAACACCTTCTCCGGGGTGGCGTCGTCGCACAAGAGGTACGCTGGAGCCGCCGGGTGCACCTCGACGACGTCCGGGGGGAGACCGTTGTTGGCCGCGATCGAGGCGTGCGTGTTGCCCGATGCGTGGATCCCCTGGGCCACCCGGATCAGCCAGTTGAGCGCCGACGGCCCAACCATCGGAAGCGCCCCGCCACCGCTCCCGCGAAGCGCCACCGTCTGCTCGGTCCACCTAACCATCTCGAGAATCTTCTCCGAGTCCAACGTTACCTCGAGCATCTCGGTCGTCACCTGCTCAATCCGCTCGCGGAACGCGGCGGCGTCGACCCCGCGAATCGGTGACGGCTCGCCCATGTCGCCAAAGTGGAACGCGGAGACGCAGTCGCGCAAACACTCGATGAACGGCTTGTCGACCACGTCCGAGGGGTTGCCCCCACCGCGCTCCGTATCCTGGCGCTTTCGCTTTATCGCAAGGCGGATGACCTCGTACACCAGCGACAGCTGCACGTCCCCGTTGAACGTGTCGACCCCCTTGTCGTCGAGCGTGGCCCAGAGCAGCTGAACCATGACGTAGAGCGGGTCCGACATGAGGTTATCGTTGTTGGGCGCCGCGTCAGCGTCGGCCGTGTTGGTCACCGACCGCTGAACCAGCCCGCCCAGCGTCCCTCGCCCGCCCAGATACGCCTGGAGGTACCGGAAAACCACCTGGTCCGCCGTCGTCTTCTCGCCGTCCACAAGCGCCAGAGGCGGAGGCACCGTCCGCTGCGACTTGCCCATGATCTGGCGGTAGTACGGACAAAAACTGAGAATGGCTGCCACGTGATCGGCTCCAACCACCTTGAGCGCGCCCATCTGGTCAAACCCCGCGTTCGCGAGGGCCTGGGCCGCAATCGAGGCAAACACCACCGCCTGTGATGCCTTGAGGTTCGCGGGCAGCGTCGGCGAGCCGTACAGAATTTGGCCCGCGAGCATCGGCGCCACGTCGTCCGCGCCAATCGGAACGACAATCACCGCCTCACGGGTCTTGCTCATCGCGCTGCGGGCGTACGCATAAGCGGCCTCGAGGTCGCACACGCCGACAATGTCGACGCCCATACCGTTGCCCCCCGCCGCGACGTTGAGCCAGAACCGCGACGTCGGGTTGCCCTCCCGGAGCTCGCGCTCAAGGTCGTCGAGGTTGGACATGGTCGTCTTGATGATCAGCGCTGCCCGGCCGGTAATGGGGTTCTTGGTCACAAAGCACACAGGGCCGTTGACGGTCGCGGTCGCTGGGAGGGTGCGGCGCAACCGGAGCACGACGTCGGCCAGGTTCCGAGCGGCCTTGTCGGTATCCTCGGTCGCAGACGCCATCTTCTCCAGCGCCTTGCCAATCACGCGCTTGAGCCGCCCGCCAAGCTTCTCAGCCGAAAAGTGGAGAAGGTCGCCGACCTCCTCAATCATCCGCGCAAAGCTGGGGCTCTGAAGGCGGACCGACGCAGCGGCCTTGCTCGACTCGAGGTCCCGAAGAATCTCCTTGACCGTCTCGCGAAGCGCCTCAACCGCTGTGTTCTTGGGAAGGGTGCGAACCAGCTCGTTGATCATACCAAGGCCGCCCCGAATCTTCTTGACGTCCCCTGAGGCCAGCGTCTCCTGGACGTTCGCAATCACTTTTATCGCCAGGATCGTGCGCTCCTCGTCTGTGGCCGGCCGAGGGGCTGCGTCCGACTGGATCTCGACCGTGTGCGTGTCGCGGCCGTTTCGAATCACCAGCGTCTGGCGGCCGCTCTTTGGGGGCGGGACCCCACCAACCACCACACGGACCGTGTCGCCGCCGGCGCGCGCGGGCTTGACCTTCATCGCCGGCGTTACCGGGCGCCCGCGCTCGAGCACCTGAACCGTGACCTCGGTAGCGATCTTTGGGGTGATGCGGCCGAGCGCCGACACGAGCCACCGCTTCACATGGTCGACTGACGGGGTGATAAACACGTTAGAAGCCGTGAAAATATCCGCGAGAACAGGCGGCGGGCTGTCCGCGTCCCCGAGGTAGAGCGCCCGAAACGTCCACTTGGGGTCGTTGCGTGACGACAGCCGGCGAAACTCGGGCATGACAATCCCCCTGTCGCCGTTTGGTTGACCGTCGGTCATAAAGTACACAATAGCCCCCGTGTCCGAAAAGCGCTCCGTGATCCAATTCTCGACCGGGTTGTACGCCGTCCCGCCGCCGTCCTTGATGCCCGTTGGGAGCATGCAGAGCGGGTCACCCACGTCCGTCTCGTATCGAATCATATGGTCAAAGAAAACGACCTTCACCTGGCCTGGGTTGAGGTCACCACCAAACTCGGCCTCGATCTGGTTCATCATGGTGCCAAGCAGCGCCGCGTTGCCGCCCATCGAGCCGCTCATGTCTACCGCCAAAACCACGGGGCGAGCGTCCGGCTCCTTCCACTCGGCGCTCTTCAAGTCGACAGTCAGCTTGGCCGTGATGCCTAGCCCGTTCTTATCGCCAAAGCTGATGACCTCAGCGTCGTGGATCGTTGAAGGCAGATCCGCCGCTGCGCTCTCCTCCACCTCATCCAGGTCGATGTTGATCGGGCCGCCGACCACTGCACCGTTGACGCACCACCACCAGTTGGGAGCAAAGTCGAAGCGCTCTGTGATCGTCACCGTCGCTGTCACCGCGGTCCGCGGAAACAAGAGCGGCCAGTACCCTGGCCGCGCCATGCAAATCGAGACAAAGAGGGTCGCCATGCACATGTTGATTGCCATCGGAAACGCAAATTGCGACGCCAAGAAGAAGGCCGCGGCGTACCAGTTGGCCGACAGAAACGCGCATACCGGGCGGGTGTAATGCTTGTTCTCCGACACGAGGTGAAACCCGACAATGATTGAGGCCAAGGCGTACATGTACTGGAGCAGTGTTATGTACAGGTTCGACGCCCCCATCACTGTGCGCAGGACCCCCGTGAAAAAGCATTGCGTGTAGAAGATGAACGTGTCGGTCGGGTAATGAACAGGCGGGATCTCGATGACGCGGAGCGTCGTCACCGTCGGGCGTCGGCGAACCTGCAACCCAAACGCAAGGTGTTAGCGTGACGATGCGGTGTTGACACACCAACAATGCGGGACACGCAGAATCAAGAGGAGGGTAGAGGGGTTGCACCTTGCGCACCGTCGCCACCGCGAAATCGTTCCAGAACGTGATGAAAGGGGGCCTCTCCGTCAGAATCGTCGCGTTGCAGGCCTCGCACAGAGTTGGGGTCTTGTTGTAACCAAAAATGGGGTCACACGTGGTGGGGATCAACCCCGTCGCTAGCAGCGCTAGAACGGCGGGGATAAGCATGGTGCAGAGAAAAGAAGAGAGGTTGAGAGAGAGAGGTGGCCGAAGTGCACTTGGAGCGCGGAGCGGCGGAAATGAGCTCCCGCACGCAATGGATTGGATTAATGAATTAACCCCTCGGCCTCTCAAGGGCCTTTGGCTGAGTCACGATTTAAATTCCCAAATCCGGGTTCGCTATTCCCAGTTGGGGTTCGCCCGGCTGAGTCACAATCTGGATTCGATGACTCAGCGTTCATTTAGTGTCAGACTTTTCCGATCCGATCCCGAGTGTCACAACTAGACCAAGCATCCCACACCCCAAACCTCGACCCAACTCGACACAATGGCCTCTACCCCAACCCCCCTCACCCTCGCTGACCTCCAAGTCATGGACCGCGCCGCCCTCGAGCAGCTTGCGCTCAAGGCGCTCGGCGAGGCAACCCATCGGCGCAAACCCAAATCGTCGGTGTCGCGCGCGTGCAAATCGTCGCCCACGTGGGTCTCGAGGGTCAAGATGATTGGAGAATTTCCACCCGTAGGCAAGTCTCAAACCACCGCCCCGACATGGACCAAGAGGGAGAGGGAGGTTGCTGTCCGCATGCAAGCTGGGGATGTCGTGGCGGTGGCGATGTACACGTACGCCTTCAACACAGACACAAAGGGGTCTGGCCACGTCACCTGGGCCAAACGCACCGGTGGAGCGCCGCTTAACATGTCTGAAACCGATTTCGCCACGATTCTCCCCGAGTTCATCAAGCTTTGGGTCGGTTGGAGCCCGAGAGACGTTGGGGTGGTCAACAAACCGGACCGCTTCTTCGTCACGATCAGCTGTGTTCCAGGGAATGTCAAAGCCCCAGAACCGGCGGTAGCCGACAAGGAAAGTGATGGCGCAGCCGCCTTCGCCGCCGTCTATCATGCGTTGCCAGATGATTCATTGACTGTTGCTCAGCGCCTGATGTTGCCCTGAATTTATTACAATACCAGTACAATCAATGAATCCAATACCCGTGTTCTAATGCGTTTTGATGAACTTGGGATAGTTTGATGGTGGTGGTAGGCGTTCGAAATGCAGCGAGCTTAGATCGTACATGTGGCCGTGTGCCCCACCCGAGAGCTGTCCCCATCCATTGCGCCCGACGCACCGCCCCGATTCCTGCTCAAAGCCGTAGCCGTCGACAAACGTGGGCTTTTCGACCGTCGTGAAGTAAGGCGCGATCGACTTGCCTGTCACAAACATCCAGTCAATGTAAGCGTCCCAGTAAAAGTAGTATCCGTCAAACCCGCAGTTGTGCGGGTGAATCTTGTGTTTGACGTACTGGCCCACGATCACGTGGCCCTTGTCGTCGATGAGCACCAGCCCCCACTTGTTCTTGGCGACCCGTACCAACACGACGGTCCGGTCGTTGGCCCAAAATACCCAGTGTTTTCGCTTCTGATTTTCAACCTGGTTTTCAGGCGGGGCCAAATACTCGAGCGTGGTCTTGGCCGACAACAGCGCCTCGCGCAACACATGCGCCCTAGTATGCACCATCACCTTTTTTTTTGTTTTACTCGCGCTATAATATTAAGTCTTATTCACTGCTCCGGTTCGTCCTCGCGCATCTTGGAAATCCCAAAGAGCATCCGCTCCCGGGTCCCGTCGTGGTGGGTGATCGAGCTGAGCGGAATGTCGCAGTCGGAGAAGATGGACTCGTATGCGTCGGTCTTGGTCATGTCGACCGACCGCGAGCTGTTAGCCAGGCACCACCCTCGGTACTCTTGTACAAACTCGGAAAACGGGACGCTCAGGTCGTCGCGGGTAACCCCTCCTTCGTTGTCGGGGTGCAAGTGCCAGTTGATTTTGTCGCTGGTCTCAATAAATTGGCGCAACGTGTTGCAGTTGCGCTCCAGGTCCCGCCGCCGCTGGTGAAAGTAGCGCGGAAGGACCAGGTCCTCATCCGGGATCACGTAATCGCCGTCGGGCCCCCGAAGGTGGTGCTTGTCGTAGTTGAGCCACAAATCGAACTCGCCGTACTCATCGACCGCCCACTTGTACGCCAGCGCCAACAACAGGATGATCGCGGGCCGCTCCTTGGAGATGTCTTTGAACAAGTGCGGGTTGATTACCTCGATCCGGTGCAGAAACTCGATGATGAAGAACCGTCGGCCAATCGACATTTGTGTGTCGACCCACCTGGGAATCTCATTCCCGGCCATCAGGTACGGTGCCAGCCATCGCGGGACCACAATCGGGTCCTTGTTCTTCTTAGCGGTCGACAGCTTCTCCCCGCTGATAATCTTCTGAAGGTCGGCCTGGTTGAGCTGGAAGTCGGCCTTGACCTCGGACGATATCACGATGTAGCTCTTTTCGGCGATCGGCGCCAGCCCAAACTGTTGCTCAATCTTGTTCTCGATCGACCCGACGTTCTCGGTGCGATAGATGCTCTCCCAAAACTTGCACAGCGTGCTCTTGCCCGTCATCGCCCGCCCCTTGCAAAAGATGGCAATCTCCCACCCGTCGTGGGCCCCGACGTTGTGAAACATCCGGCCGTTCATCGCGAGAATCCACAGCAACACGTTTTTCTTGTCGACGTTTTCCTCTTCGTGCTCTATCCCGTCTTCGTCGGTATACGACGGGTGGTGCACCATCTGTTGCGCCTCAAAGATGCTTATGAACGCCGGGACGGTGATAGCGTCGATCCGCTCGAGAATCGGGATCTCCGGGTCAAACAAGTCGGCCACGTGCATCCCCTCGGGAATGAACTTTTGCACCGTCTCGCAGAACGATTGGTCGAAATACTGGCACGCAAAGCGGTCCGGCGGCGCCCGCGGCGCCTCGGTCATATCGTTGCCCTCGCCGTAGAACGACGAAAGATCGGCGATCTGCCCGTCTGCGTGCGGGTACCACTGGAGGTCGGTCGCGCACAGCGCGCCGTCGTGAAACGAAAAGAAGTCGCGGTCCTCGGTCAGCGGCGGGAACCGCGAGTCGACCGACTCCTTGACCAGCGTGTGCACCATTTGCATCGTGGCTCGGGTCGCGGTCATCTCGATCCACAGCTTGGCGTTGCTCTCCATCGTGATGGCCCGGGCCACAAAGTCGTCGATGGTCATGTACCGATCAAACGCCCGCGACTCCACCCCTTCCGGGGTCAACACGGGCTTATACACACAGTCGTCGTACTTGCGGCCGTTCATGCTCGAGATGGTGTCCATCACGTGCATGTAGGCAACGTGGTGCGGCTTTTGGTTTTCACCAAACGCCGCGAGCACGCACGACGACGCGGCCACGTTTCCATGCGACTGATTCCGGTTCCGCAACAGCTCAAAATAAAACGCGTTGGACACCAGCTTCTTGAGCCGGTCGAACGCGTTGAGCGCCCGCAGAAACGTGTCCTCATTCTCGATCTGCTCGTCGGTCGGCCTTTCATCAATCCCATCAAATTCGACCAACGACAGCGTGGTCGGGTTCTTCCAGTGAAAGACCTTGACGTCGACGCAGATCTGGCGGAACTTGGTGAGGATCCCCATCATGTCGGCGTGCTTCTGGTTGAGGTTGTCGATCTGGATCGTCCCGGGCTCAAACCCAAACAGCTTGTACCGAGCAAAGTCGAGCAGGTTCTGCCCATCGAGCTGTTGGTCGGCGTCAAGCACATCCTTCTTAAGCTGTTGGATGATGACCTTGGCCTGGGCCCGGATCGATGCCGCCGCGGTCATCTCATACTTGGGGCGGTGCGGCCAAAAGTTCGAGACAAACTTGATGGCCAGATCCATTGACACCGTGAATTTTGAATTTTAGCCATGTTGGCGTGTGGGTTTAATGTTTTGTCGAGTCTAATCAGATTAATGGGATATCAGGACTCTGACCCCCGGTCACTCTCTGGGGGTTTGGGGGAGGGGGCGAGGGCGGGGGTGGTAAAGATGTCGGACGAGGTCATCATGTATGCGGTGCTTCCAAACAGCGGCGGGATCCGGATCTACTTCAATACGGACCAGGGCCACGACCCGGTGATTGACGTGATCGGGGACGTTCTCGACATCTGGCCAGAGCCCGAAGACGAAAGCGTGGACCTGACGACGGCGCAGTTCCAAAAGCTTGAGGACCAGTGCGAGCTCCCGATGTGCGAAGTTCCGCTGGCAATGACCCCGCCGGACCAGGTGGAGATGGCGCCGCAGACCCCGCCGCCCACCGCGGGCATGAGCGAGCTCGACGCCGCCGCGTACACGGTGCACACCACCGCGCGCCACGTGTGCGTGCACGGGCACCGGGGCACCGGAAAGATGGAGTGGGTTTTGTCGGTGGTAACGCAGGCGCAGAACCTCGACACACGGATCACGATGTGCACCGCTGAGGGGCAGCCATATTTCAGCCCTGAGCTCAACACGATCATCGAGCCGATGAGCACCAAGTTCCACCAGTCACCGCGGGCGTGGAGCGAGGACCACCCGGCGTCGTTCTACGAGAGTTTGTACAAATCACAGGTCAAGCAAGACTCGCACCTAGCGGCGATGTGGCGCGACACCGACATTGTGTTGATCGTCGACGCCGAGGGGATCGACGAGTGCATCCTGGGGGCGCTGCTTGTGACGGCCATTGCTTACAAGACCCGGCTGGTGTTGGTGGCCGATTTCGCGCGGGGGCTGGCGCACAACCAGAAGAGCTTTGCGGTCAAGTCGCCGATGTTCGCCGACCATTTTTCCGAGTCGACTTTTTCAACCGCCGACGTCAAGCCCACCAACCCGCTGCTCCCAATGGCGGCCGTCTCGGGCGACCCGCCCCCGGACCTGCGGAGTGCGCTGCTCGGTACTTCGCGGCGCGGGGGCAGCGACGGATGCGACGGCGCCAAGGGCCCCCGCATTGTCCCGTTCCGAAAAGAGGCAAGCGCGTACAACGAGCAGATGTTTCTCAAGTACAAGGGCGGGGCCGACACGGTACGGACGTACCGCCACAAAGTGTCGTACGACACAAGCGCCAAAAAGATCCACAGTCCGATCAAGTTCAGCGCGCCTGACGAAATAACGCTGTACCGGGGGTGTCGGGTGTTCAACGTGTTGGAGCAGCGGCTCGCGACAGTCGACTCGTGTCCTGACGACGACACGGTGGAAGTCATTTACGACTCGGAGCTCGGGAGCGCGGGCCAAGATGACCTAAAAGTGGACGTGGTTTTCCGTCACGTGTACACGATGGTCGTCAAGAAGGACACGCACACGCTCGAGGCGATCCCACTGGCGTACGGGTGGGCTGTCGCGGTCCCGACGCTGATTCGCCCTGTCTTCCACCGCGCCACATTTCGGGTGGTGTTGTACCCCGACGGTGACAAGGGGTTCAAGCCGCTGTTCGCGGGGGCGCTGTACCGGGTGTGTTCGACGGTCAAGAGCGTCGAACATCTGTCTATCGAGCTGCTTATGAAGCGGAACGACGGGGCACCGTCGCGGATCTTTGTTCAGGGCACCGTGTTGTTGGCGATCAAAGCGTTGTTCTCGAGCGCCGAGCCGCTGTACGGGTCCGACGTGACGGCGCTCCGCGAGAGCACCCAGCGCGCCGTGTCCGAGGTGTCGGCTAGTGGGGCACTGACGCTCGGGGTGTATCGGATTCCGGACAGTCTCAACTACTTTTTGCAGACGTTCCCCAAGGGGCGCAAGAGCAAGGTCGAGGGGTGGCAAGGGCTACCGGGCTATCTGACGGGCGAGTTTCGCAAAGAGTAAACAATTTATGACGTTTCGTTGTGCACAGGTGGCGGGTCGGGAGTAAACAATGCGCGCACGTCCTCCGTTGTCAGGTCGCCCGCATACGGGTCTTCCCGCAACATGTCTTCGATGAGAGCCTCGGCGAACTTCTCAAACTCGGGCCCCACCATCGGCCTTGGGGGGGGTTTCAAAGTCGTAAGTGGGCATCACGTCGCACACCACGCACCGCTTGACCCCGTCGGCGACCGGGTCGGTCCAGTGCGTAATGTTTTTGTCAAACACGACCACGACCCCGCGCTTTGTTTCGATGTGATCGCCCGTCTCAAAAAACAGGTCACCCCCGTCGCAGTCGCTCATGTACACGATGAGCGTGCGGGTTGCGTCGCACGTGTTGAACGAAGGAGCGTCCTTGTGGGGCTTGACCATTCCCCACTGCGTGGTGTAAAAGCGGACCACGGGTTGCACCTCGATCCCGGTGAGGCTGTAGATGAGCTTGTGCGCGTGAATTGATTCGGTTCCCAAGATTCGGCCTGACTGAGTGGGTCCTGTCGCCGCCTCGACCGTGTCCAGCGGAGCAGGGTCGCACGCTGAGACGCGTATCATGGATTAATATGTTTGTGTTAATGCGTGTTGTGTTTTTAACATTTTAACATTTTAACCCCCGCTGCGCCCAGAAAACAGAGGATGGGGTGCGACTGGTACGAATTCGAGAGCGTGGCCGGGGTAGGCCGTATCGTCGAGACGACATACGGCGCCATCGAGCCGGAACAGTACTTTTTTCGCCGGTCGCTGCTCAAGCGCGGCGAAGACGGAAACAACTGGTGTGGGACTCTGGACCTGAGCGACGAATCCATCGACGACGACGAGCCTTTTATCGCGGTCGTTTTCGACGGGCCCACCATCAAGGGGTCGATCTCGGCCCCGGGGCCCTACGAGATTGAGGAGCACTTTGTGGAAATCAAGATGGGGCCCAACAACCAACTCGTGATTTGCGCGTCGCACCACCTCCCCTACATCTACCCACACGATTCAGACGACGAGCGCGACTGAGATTTAAGTCCGTGGCTTAGAGTCGATCAATTTTGTGCATAACCGCGTCCGCCGCGTCCGTGTCCATGTGTTCGAGTAAAAGCTTGCGAATTTCCTCCAACTTGTCGATTTTGTCTTCGCATATGTAGCAAAGCCATTTTGATTCGGCTCCCACTTTGACCCAACTCCCCGAGAAAAAGCCCCTGTCGCAGTCTCTGTGACCACAGATGTACTTTCCACAATCCTCACATTTTTCCCCGCTGCAATTTCCCCCACACCTCCCCATGTTTTTTAGCGCACGCCGGTCTCAAATTTTACTGTTAAGTGTCAATATGCTTGGTCATACGCGCGCGAATATCGATTCCGCAAAAAACGATCGGGTTTAAAAAGCGGCGCATCGTACCACCCGCTCCCATTTGATGTCCTGAATCACGTCAATGTTGTCTTCCCCAAGCCGCTCGGCGTACTTCTTTAGACGCTCCCGGTTCCGCCGCCACAATATCTGGAGCTTTTGCTGGTCGTATTCATGCGGATTGTTGAAGGGGATCTTGTAAAACCTGAACGGCTTGTCCAACTCGAACGATCGATACACCTTGTCATATGGTGGGCACACGCACGTCTCGCACGCCTCGATATCAAAGTGCTTCATGTAAGACCTTCTCAACATGGTTCCATTGATGACCAGCTGTCCCATCTTCCACGTGCACGTCGTGAGCTTGGGGTGGCTGATGTGTTGACCAAAAATGGGGGCGGGGTTGGGCATTGGCGGCCCGATTACGGCCGGGTCGCCGAAGAACACCGGGTTGGCAAACACTTGGTTGATCCACAGGTCAAGGTAATGCAGGCTCACGCCCATGAAGACAAACACATCCCAATCATTTGGGTCCCATTTTGGGAACTGCCCGTGCTCGGAAAGCGTCCGATGTAACATAGCTGACCCTGCTACCGCCGAAATCATGACATTTTTAAGATCCTTCCAGGTTGTGGGTGCCTTGTAGTACACCCCATCCCAAAACTCGTGTTCGAAATCGTTCATCACTCGAAAGTTGTAGTCGGTCACTTCAGACAGCTGTCGCTCCTTTGGCGCCAGCCCTCCGGTGTAGCAGAAGCGAAAAAACAGCGCGGGGTCCATCCCGTACGCCGGAGTGATCTGCACCACCGCTTTGAGAATTGCCTCCTCGATGATCCTGTGGCCGTCGGCCTTCAAGTAACGTCGGGCACTCATGATTAACGAGGTAAGCCGCCGCCGCTGGTGGGTCAACAAGAGCCCCTGGGGCGGAAGCTCGACCTCGGGGCAAAAGAGCCCCTCTACCACCTTTTTGTATTTCATAGCAGCGGGGCTGGTCTTGGGTCTGACTCGGGGTCGGATTAACCGCCGAGGATCGGATTAATATAACCAGAATCGGATTAATATAACCAGAATCGGATTAACCACGATGCGCCCAGCCGAGGAGCTAGGTTGGACCGAGAAGCTGGATGGCCTCCGACGCGACATTGAGTCGCTGGACACGAGGTTGTACAGCTGGATTCGAGATGGGATCCCCCCCGACCTGTCTAACCCATGGGCCACCCATTATCACATGGAAAAGCTGATCAAAACCGAGATTGAGCGGCTCAACACGTTCAACCTGATTGACTACATGACGGGCGAGCTGCCCAACGAGCTCATCGTGATGATTCTGCGGGGGCTTTCATGGGGTGCCTTGGTCGAGTGCAAGATCTGGACAGTGTCTAGGCGACTTAATCGCATCTACAAAGCGCATCACAATGAGATTGTCACTGGCCGTGCAAACTCTTTGACTACAGGGACCAGTTGCGGCCGCACGGCCTTGGATTACTGTTTCTTGCACAATAATCGATTTTTAAGGGGGAAAGCGTGCTCCATGTGCGCCAAGTGGGCATATCAATACTGTTCGAGGTGCAAGAGCCACTACTATTGTGATCGTGCCTGTCAGCGCCGCCATTGGAAGCTGATGCACAAGGAGTTGTGCAAGAACTCAAAATAAAAAAAGCTTCAGTCCGTCGCCCCTTCTTCATCGTTGGTGGGCCTCGGCACGGTTGACAAGGTCGCCGCCCCGATACTGATGGTTTGATACGGGGCCAGGTTCATGTAGACGCCGCCAGCCGCTACCGTCGGGATGATGACCGGGAGGGACATCGCGATGCAAAAAAGCCCGTACGGGGTGGTGATGCGGATGTTGGACTGGGCTTGATCACCATACCACGCATACTTGAGCCACTCGGCCCCGACAATGACCCCCGCCCCCACCATAGGCAGTATGATCATGTACTTCCACGCCTCTTCTAGCTGGAAAAAACTCTCCATGACGCGAATAATAATGATGTTAATCCCGTGTTCGGATTCTTTGTTTGAGCGCTTTGATTTTTAGGGGGGTTAATGTAGCCAAATTCCGTCATGTGCACCACTCGCATGATTGACTTTTTTCGGCGACTGTTTGTTGACCCCGACGACTCTGACATTCCGACTCTGGCGTACCCCCGGTTCGATCCAAAAACGCTGGGCCTTGATGGGGTCCACAGAACGGCGTTCGTTGTTGGGGCCGCGGGGTCAGGCAAGTCGACGCTCATCAAATCGCTTCCGCAGCAAGAGTCGACTAGTGTGTATCCTGACAGCGACATCCCTGATGTGGTTACTCTGGAGGAGCTTTCCGCAAAGGGGCGGGTGGTCATTGAAGAAATGCCATTCAACACCGTGTTTATGCGCTCAAAAGATCTGTGCAAGCTGTTTCTCGACAGGAAGCGGATCATCATGTCGATGCAGACCCCGCTGGAAGTGGGATTCGACCTCCGGCCCAACGTTGACGTCGTGTTTGTGGCCAAGCCGTTGGGGCTCTATCTCGATCAGGCGTACAACGCTTATTTCACGTGCCTTCCCCGCGAAGAGTACGACCGCCTGATGGCCAACCTGGAGCCGTATGAATTTTTGGTGGTGGAGCGGGCCCGCCAGTACATAGGGAACCAGCGTGTGTCGCTCTACAAGCCCGTCATCAACAGTGACACAAAGTAAATTTTGCAAACACGTTGCAAGTTCAGCCTCTACAAAACGTTTCCGGGGATAAATTCCGATGTTTATAACATCCGCTTGGTGAAGTGGAATCATGCTAGCTGGGGACGGAAGATAGTTCGATTTTCACAGTGGATTCTTTTACTCTTTTTTTATCCGGTAAGCAAAAGAAAGTAAAGAGCAAGGAATGGAGTTTGACAACGGGCTAAGGATTCACTACGCCGGGTGCAACGAATCCAAGTTGATGAGTGTGCACGTATTGTTTAAGGTGGGCCAGGATTCGGAGACTCCCGATGAATTCGAGTTTTGTCACCTACTCGAGCACCTTCAGGCGCAGCTCACGTCAGACAAGTACCCCAGCGCGCCCGACAACGTGGCCAGGCTCGAGGGACTTGGGGTGTCCTCCAACGCGTACTGTAGCACCAACCAAACCTGCTACCACAGTACTTTTGTGGCCGATCACGGCGAGACGGTGTTGGACATGTACGTCAACATGCTCCTCCACTTCCAGCCGGACATCTCAATTCTCGAGCAAGAGGTCACCAGCGTGTTGCGCGAGCTCGAGGAGAACTTTATCAACGACATTTATCACGAAGCCGACGAAGAGATCCGGCGTTTTTTGTATAGGGGTCACCGCCGCGCCCACGGCCCTCTCGAGAGCATCGCTAACATGGAGGACTTTCACGTCAACAAAGACAAGCAGGCCATGCTAAAGGAGTTTCGGGCCAAACACTACGCCCCGCACAGATGTTGCATCATGATCGCGGGGCCGGCCGAGCTCAAGGCCAAAACGCTGGACAAGCTGAAAGGGTTGGAGCGGTGGTCCAACACCAAGGGCGGAAACCAAGTGTCGCCGTGGCTCGGGTACGCGGCCCCCAAGCCGACTGTCTGCCACGTGTCCAACCCCAAGCTCGAGGTGAAATCCGCGCGGGTCGAGCTCGTGTGGCAACTGGGCACGCTCTACCAGGGTAGCGGAGTGATTCGGTCCAAGTGCTCGCTCATGTACCGCTTGTTGGCGGGCGGGCTTGGAGGCAGGCTGGTTCGGCGACTCCGGACCGGCCTTGGGATCGTGTACGCGGTGCACGTGACGTACGAAATGGACAAGGTCAACCCGGACCTGTCGACGTTCACGATCGAGCTGACGTGCAAGACCGGGGACGTCGACAGGGTGATTGGCGAGCTGTTGGTGACCATGGCCGAGCCC